TAACTGAGATTAGCTTAGCTGTCATTCTGTTTTTGAAACACTACAGAGTTATTCTAGCAATAAAAAAGGAGGGCGTCAAGCCCTCCTCACATCAATCTGGATAACCATCATCGTCATCCGTTACTCCTAACCTATCGTCCTCTATGTGTTGTTTATAGAGATCTATATCTGAATATATTTCGCACTCTAACGCATCTACAAGTAATTTTAAGTTTTTAATTATTAACTTAAGCCTATCCCTATCTACCTGCATGATACCTCCATATTAAAAAAGGAGGGTTTAAACCCTCCTATTTATTTATTAACCCTCCAGATCTTATCGCCTCGGGATTTCAAATCTATCCACTTGGCGTAATGTACACCACGATAGGTCAAAAATCCGAAGACTTTATCTGGATCGTGTTTAGATGGATTATATTCTGGAAGATCATACTCAAATCTGATCTTCAGCATTTATCCCCCTACAGTTTTTGTAAGAGAATTAGTTCACCGTAAATCATACCGATAAATGCCGCACAACCTAAGGACGTGAGTCCAACAACAGTTAGTGCTTCCATCACGATCACTTAGTGTAGGTGCGACCGCGATAGCAGAAGGTGCCATGAGACTCCTTGCTTTCTACACAACGCTGATTATACTCAACACCACGATATGCAGTGTGAGTGATCTGAGCATCGTGAAGAGCAGCAGCCTTGGTGATCTGCTTCTTGATGAGTGTAAGTGTGTTCATTTGTTTACTCCTAAAAGAATGAGGTTTTTAGTCCCCGTTCCTTCAGTCGTTTGCGCCCCAGTAGCACTCTGGTACTGATTCCTTTACGGTCTCTACCAGTTCTAGTTTGACCTCTGGTTTCAGACGCTCATGTTTTCTGATACGAATGATCATAGCATCAGCATCTGGACAAGAGATACCAGAATAGAGTAGTAATTCAAACATGGGGTGAACGCTCCGTTCCGCGACTTACTTGCGTCCTAGACCAACGTTTGTTCACATTGACCTTCTACTTTAGATCTAAGATAACCCAGAAGATTATACTTTGATCTACGATCTAAGTTGTCATCCATAAGGATCTCAACTCTTCTCTGTAGGAACCTTTCACACGACATGTGCCACCCGTAGGGGTTGCCGTCATCATGATGGGCAAGGGTCAATGCCAGCAGAACGCTGATCATTGGATGAACGTATGGTAATTATACCATAATATTTAGTGGTTGACAACTGTATAATGTGATACAGTTTAATTATGTCGTAATGTTTTGAGATGTTCCAGGATGTTCTCACGAACCCACATCAGTTCATGATAACACCTTTGGTTATGGGCACACTGACGCAGAGCAGGATCTGGTTTAAGAACACTCTCGATGAATAAATCTAGACCGCGATTCCACTTATCCTTTTGTGACTCGCCGTCTGCGATAACATACTGATCTTTCATTCAATCATACCTCTCTGTTTCATGTGTTGAAGGGTTTCTTTGAGATTGCCAACGTGCCTCGCACCGATAGCCACCTGTGGGTATGTAGCATCTGGACCAAACTCTTGTTCAAATGCTCGTTGAGTAAAGTGTTGATTTAACTTATACTCTAAAAATTCTCCGCCCAAAGACTTGAGGAGTTGTGAGAGTCTCTCACATTCTTGACTACCGTTAGTGTAAATTACTGCCGTGTTCATAATCGATTACGATTCTTTTGTGTTGGGTTTTTTTGTCACAACAGGTGTAATAATGTGCCTTACCACCCAGAAGTTTCTCAACATTTTCAATGAGATTTTTAGCAATTACCTTGTTAGTTTCTTCCTCCCAAGGTTCAAATCCATTATCAGTCACGTTGCCTCCAATCATCAGGTTTATCTTGCTTGAACCAATCTACAATTTCATCAGCACCATCAAACCCCTTTTTGTAATTAGATGGGTCGGGGTCTCCTAGTCCCATCTTATTCATAAAATCATCCATAGATCCCTCCTGGATGTCCTGAGCAGCCTGACGACGTGCTTTATTCAACCAATCTCTAGCAGTGGTATGAGCCTTGGCAAGTTTCTCTGCCCAGATCATATCATCAAGTTGTACTTCTTCTTTGTTAGCGATCTTCTTACAGATAAACTCCAGTCGGAGTCTGTATTGGGTTGATAGCATGTTAGTCTCGTAGTTTAAGTTCTAAGTCCTCAAGTTTATGATACTCAGCATGTGCTCGGTCCTGCCGCTCACAAATGATGCTAAGGATATCATCCATAATGATATCGTTCTCAACGTAATCGTCAAGGTACTTATCTAATGCTTCCTTTAGGTATCTTTTACGATGCCACTCAGGTGAATAGGGTTTGTAGTCCATAATGAAATCATTTCTTAGGGGGATTGTAAAGTTTAGGGTTTGCTCTGCCTTCAGCTTGAGTCATGCCCTTAAGATCACTACGATAATTATCCCAGTAATGGTCAAAAATGTCAACCTGTTTTGCTGCCATCACAATATCAAAGTGTGTCATGCCGTCCTGTAGATATTCCACAAGATAGGCACTGGTAGGTAAAGATGTGTCCTGAGCTTGACTCGGGTCACAATCTTGATAAAGCATTCTAATACCTTTACCCATCAGGAACGACCTCCCCACTTAATTTGTGGGAATGCCTCACTTACAACATTCTTGGTAATCTTATAACGTTTACCAAGTTTCTTATCTTTAACAAGACAAATTACTTCTGCCTCATCTTCATGAAGACCTTCAAGCATCTGAATAAACATCTGCTCACGACGAGTCTTTGTCAGGTTGTTGTTGCCACCTTCAATGAAGTGGAAGAACAAACGCGACTCATGCTCAAGTTTAGTGTGCTCTGTACCAGCAGGTGCCTCGTTCTTATTAAATGGAACTTCACCTTCTGGCACAGCACTCTTCACACTCTCATCAAAGTTCCAAATCAGAAGCATCCTGAGAGCATCTGTATTGAATTCTTTAAGGAGTTTAATTTTCTCCGCCTTAGTCTTGGCATTGCTTACTTTTTGAAGCACTTCAGAGATTAACAGTTTCATTTTAAAAATTTACTTACTTAATAATTTAGTCTTCGTCGTCATCGTCTACGACGAATCTTACAGAATACAGGTCAGATTGAATGGGATTGCCATTATCATCAATCATTTCAGGATGATCGGACAATCTGTTGGTAGCAATGGAGTTTTCATAATACTCCCTACCCATCCAACCGAATCCGAAACTTACAGCACTAAACAGGACGATTAAAAATCCTGAACAGAAAAGAGCGAGTGAGATCATTTGCCTTCTCCCGATAACTTTTTGACCTTGAACCAAAGATCAAGATGGAAGGTGTACTCTTTACCCCTGAATCTTAGAACTCTATTGGAGGAGATTCCAAAATCTGGAACATGAGTTTTCTTCCTCCGAGTCATTGTTTCAACACTTTTATTTAGTCTCATTATGAAGATAACGTAGAGTTTCCTGCATGTTTCCAATGTACTTCCCATCAAGATAAACTTGAGGGAAGACACACTTCTTAGCAAGAGGAATGTCAGGTTCCAACTCAACATACTCTGAGAATGGCATACCTACACACTCTTGCTCAACCAATCTACACACTCTCACATCAGTGAAAGCAATATTAGATTGAATCAACACAGTTTTTAATGCGTCACAGTATCTACAATCACTGATACTGTAAATTTTTACTTCCATATCTCAGTTCCTCATAGTAATCCAAGAGTTCATCATCAGACATATCATCATAGTGCCCACTATAAAGTTTAGCATTCAAAACAGATAAATTCTCATCATACTCATCAAAAAGAATAAAGTGAATCTTTTTAATTAGAGATGAACGGTCCATGGTGGTGCTGTGGTGTGTCTTATTTATTCTACCTTATCATCCTCTTTGGTGTCAAGGTTTGCCGCAATAACTACAGGATTCCTCAAGACATTCTTAAGTTCCTTCCCCTTCCTCTCTAATGCTGCCCTCAGGTTCTTCGGAGGTTGCTTCTGATGTTCTGTTGGTGCGAATCCTTTTTTCATTTTTAAAATAAGCGGGTGGACGATACAACATTGGCCATGTATCTCTAATTATCTCTGCTAGTTTGTATGGAGTGTCTGGTGTAATCAACGTTATTCCAGTGTCGTACAGCATTAGCAACAATTGCT